AAGATTATGAACTCTATACTTGGCGAGGTAAAAGGGTTATTACCTAATGTTATGGATAACGCATTACCAAAAACAACTGGCCCATCTTTTGCTTTGCCAACACTTCCAAAAAAATAATTGGAAATACCTGAGATACATATACCTGATGTTCATATCCCATATACCTATGTGCCTGACTATGGGCATTCAAATGTACAAATCATAGGTTGCACATACTATCACAGAGATACAAAAAATACAGGCAATAGAAATTTAATAATAGAAGATCCAAATGGGGTCGTGACAAATTGTCCGTACCCTAGTTTTAATCCATTGAATTATGTACCAGATCAATTAACAATTACAGAAGAAATGCCTAATCTTGCTAACGATAGTGAGATGCCAACAAGTAAACCGCCTAAAACTGAAACAACAAGCAATGAAAAAAAAGAAGAAGAGTACAAACCTTGCCCTCCAAAGGACGCACCATTTATGGCAGGAGATTACAGAAATGATAAAAAAATTCAGAGATTGGTAAAATGGGAAAGAAATATATCAGATGGTTCTTGTGACCCGATCTGGGAAGACGTACCATTCAGAGAAAGTTTTATTGGTACTCCTGAGATACTTATTTCCACTACTGTTATTGGCTTGGTTGCCGGTGGTTCTGCTGCTCTTGTACCCTTAATACAAGGGGCAGCGAAGTCAGCTATAAAACAATTAGGTAAACGTCTAAGTAAATCTAAGGCTTTAAAGAATGAGAGTGAGGGATCACCTGACCGGGAGGAACAGTAACTGCAATGCCTTCGCATATCGTTGCAAACTTTCCTGTGAATTGAACACCGAGTTTAGCCTGTTCACCACATACTTTTAACCGAAACAAAGCGACCTCTAGTTCAGTTTTTTTATACAATAATTCTTGATTTTTTATATTTATTTCTGTTGCCTTATGACATAGTGCAGGTGCTTTGCCTAGCGGAATACTAAATTGTGCTGAGATACCGTAGTTTAAATTGTAATTATCTTTTTCAAATCTTGGTGTTTCTTGTACATACTTTATAGCACCTGTATCTTCGTCATATATATTTTGTCTAGTCACAGTTTCTATAGGGCGGTTAAATGACCATGAATCTGTTAGGAATGGTGTGATGGTTAGGCTAGGTGAACTACAAACAATACCCTGCGACATCCTAAACTGCGGATTAGATTGCGGAGCTATCATGGTGGCATTGTTATTTACCGTTCCCTGTGCGTTGCTAGATGGGCTTGCTACGGTTGTATTAGCTAAAACCTTTGTTGGACATAAACAAAGTAAAACTACTGCCCAAACGTGGTTTCTACGGTGGTTGTAGTTGTTGTGTTTATTGTGCGATTTATTGTGGTTATTGTATCTAGTCCGGGAGAAATTATAGATTCGACTAAACTGAAAGGTTGACCTGCGTTTACTATTTTCCATCTAGGCACACCTTCCAAAGTAGGACTTGTATATGAAAAGTTAATTCCATTAACCGTTTGTTCAGCTTCTGCTGTAGGTATTGAATTAATATAACCATTAACATCTGCACTTTCTATGTTCGTGCCTGATACGCTCAGAGAATACCCTGTACGGAATTGATGAGAAACCACCGATTCTGTTATTACACTTTGAGTCTGGGAATTTGTGCTTGAAGATCCTGTACGAAAGGTAGGTACTACTGGATTTGCAAGGATTTTGACAGGAAATAATATTATTAATAGCAGCCAAAATTTAGTCAATTGTAATGGTCACTGTTGTCGAACCTATGCAACTAGAACCAGAACCAAATGCACCACTACAAGTATGTACACCACTAGATAAACTTGTCATTGCTCCAGATCCTAATGTGCCACCACTACCTATTGTTGTCTGTCCACCAAGGTGTGGCAGTGCTGCTATGCCTGATGATGGTGTGATTGCACTAGGTTGAGAATCGCCCATTGTTACAGCTTCTGTCAGCGAAAATGCACTCCCTGCTGTGGTAATTGATTTATCAGTTTGTATCATGGCAGGTACGCCACTACTTAAACTGCCAAGATTAATCCCACCAATCTTTCCTGATGTCGTAGTGTCTCCTACAGTTACAGATGGGGTTATGTTATTGCCAGATATTGAATATGATGTACCTAATTTATTAGTAACAGAGTACGGCATATCTACAGTAATCTGTGCAGATGTCGTAAATTTTTGCGTTATGTCTGCTAGTGCTACAGAAGGACTAAACAGTAATAGTAGTGCTAGTAGTTTTTTCATTTTTTTGATTTAGAATCATCAATCTCTGCACCAATAATTTTTATTGGCGTTTCAATTCTAACTGTTTGATAGTTACCAGATTGTGATGCTAGTAACTCTTCTACTTCTTTTTTGTTTAATGGTTTGTCTTCTGGTTTAAATGTACCGTCACCTCTTTTCTTAGCACCTTCCAAACCAAAACTCGCTAATGCACCTGTTAGGAGAGAAGCCGGAAAAGTTATATCCTTGGGTTCGTTGCTATATCCCGGTAGCGATATGTAATTAAGGGATACTATAAAACCACTCCATGCAACTACTACAAGTCGGACAACAACAGATATAAAAGTTAGTTGTTCTTCTTTGTCGGTTATATTTTCTTTGAGCTTTTCAAAAACTCCTTTCTTTTCCTCTGCCATAATTAGGATTTATTAGTCATACTATACATAATTACCTATTTACGCAAATGCCTGAGATATATGGTGCATTAGTGGGAGCAGCAGCTACTGCTTTAGTTATGGTGATATCTAATATGAGTAGTCGTAGAGAACGAGACATACGAGACATATACTTTAGACTAAACAAGTTATCAGAAGCGGTTAGCAAAATAGAAGGCAAGATACAATAACGTGTGCTATGTTTGGAAAAACAAACAAACTATGTACAAAATACTAAAACCTATATTATTACGCTTCCTTTCTACGACAGGATGCAAGAGATTAGTGGTGGATCTCTGTCGGGCATTCGTAAAACAAACCTCGAATACATTGGATGACCGTGCTGTTGATCTGCTTGAGCAGCAGTTGTTTCCTAAATTAAACTGATGGCTAAAGACAAATTTCTCAACATCGAAATAGAAGAACCACCTGTAGAGTTGCAGTTATCTGTAGAGATGCGTATAAGAGAAGTTTTAAAAAGCGATGATTACGATGGTGTTAAAAGATATTGCACACATTTAATTAGACATCAGATGAAACAAGATGTTTTTCTTGCAAGTTTATTAGGAAGAGTTATAGAACTAGAAGCTATGCTTACTAAAAAACATATGAGAGAAGAACGTAAAACTATAGACAGAATAAAAAAATTCTTTCATAATTAAAAAAAAGGAATTTATTATGCCAAAAG